CCTCAAGAGAAACTGTAGGTTTCCAACCCAAAAGCAATTCTGCCTTTTCAATATTTGCAAGGGAATACCTGACCTCTCCCAACCTTTCTGGAATGTGAATATATTCTGCGTTTTTCCCTCCAACCATATCCACCAATTCTAGAATATTATAATTTTTACCAGAACCAATATTAATAATTTCACCAAATACTTTGTCGTTTTCTGTTGTGGCGGCCTTTATGTTTGCTTCTACCACATCACCAACATATGTAAAATCTCTTCTTTGTAATCCATCACCCACCACAGTCATTGATTCTCCTTCATCATATTGTCTAAAGAATAATCCTATTACTGGCGCATATTGTCCTTTTACTGGTTGCTTTTCTCCATACACATTGAAGTATCTAAATGATACAGTTTCCATTCCATACAAGTTGTGGAACATTTTACAAAGTTCCTCTCCTGCACATTTGGTTATGGAATATGCATTTAAGCAATCGGTGTGCATATCTTCTACTGCGGGTGGTTCATTCTTTGTACCATAGGAAGCAGAGGTAGAGGAATATACAAATCTCTTTACGAAATTCTCTTTTGATGCTTGAAGAACATTACAAGTACCATATACATTTGTCTTTGCAGTAAGTGTTGGGTTGTGTATAGCAGGTTGAATTCTTGCTTCTGCGGCTAAATGAAAAACGCAATCGACTCCATCGAAAAGAGGTTCTATCTTATCATAATCACATATATCATATTTGTAATTTTCTGCATCTTCATTCCAATAGAACGATTCGTGACAATCGGTAGATTCATTATCTATTACAATTACCGAATGTCCTAGTTCCAACAATCTGTCAACTATTGTCGAACCGATAAATCCTGCTCCACCTGTAACTATTGCTTTCATTTCTTACCACCTGTATATAAATACTTTGCCATTTCTTCGATGTCAGAATCTGTGAACATATTAACAACTTCTCTTGCTTTTCTGTCAGAATATCCATAATATTCTTTTATCACATTTACTCTTTGACATTCTTCATTCTTTAACCATTTACTATAACGCTTCCTTTTCCTAATAATATTTAGTAAATAGTCAAAATGCATTTTCTTGTCCATTGAAGGGCAAGCATTCATTTCGTTTACATAAAAGATAGTATCTGGAAAATAAGAAAGACACCTATTAATAATAAAAGGCGTATATTGCTTTTCTACAAATTCATCATCTGTATCGAGTAATGTTTTCTTTGTGTGGTTTATTGCTTTTAGGTATTCAGATAATTTCACTTAATTTCCACATCATCTCCGATGACAGCAACAATGTGTTGTCTTCTTGTTAAAATGAATTGTCCCATTTCATGAAACCCTGCGTGTTTATCGTGTAGTACTCTATCGCCTTCTTTAAAATCTACAGGATAGTAATTACCATTACTATCTGGAACACCTTCTGCTATTGAAATAACCACACCGTCACCAAAACGGGCGTGTTCTCTTTCGTTGTAAATGATTCCTGCTTCGGTTTCAGTTTTTCTTGGAGTGGGTTGAATTGCTACCATATCACCAATGGGTTTGAATGCCTGACCGTCTTCTATTTTAGCACCACCTAATGCATATCTTTTGTCTACCATAATATAATCCTTTCTTCTTTATTTATACTCACATTCTAACATCAATTCTGTTAAACAAGCAGTCAAGTTAATTTCGTGGTCTGCAACAAACGCAGATTTATATTGATATTCAGAAATTATTAAAACTGCTTGTGGAATTGATTGGGGTTTAAAGTACTCATATAACCCATCATATATTTTTCTAAAAATATGAATTTGGTCGTTATCTAAATTATCGACTACCCACTTTCTAACATTTGTAAATTGTTTTTCTTTCATAGATGTTATAAGATTTTTAATCTTTATCTCACCAATCTGGGTAAGAATGCCAATATCTATAGAACCTGCAACCGAATATCTTTGTAATTCGTTAATTACCCTTCGGAAATCTGGAAAATGTTTCATAATCAATTCTGCTAAAACTTTATCATCCGAAGGTATATTCTCTCCATCTAAAATATACTTGATTCTTTCCATAAACTCATTAGCCAATGTGGGTTTTTCGTTTTTAGGAATTTTAAATTCTATACAGGTACACCTTGAATGTAAAGGTTCTATGATTCTGTTTTTATAGTTGCAAGTAAGAATAAACCTACAATTACCACTGAATTCTTCTATAAAACCACGAAGTGCCGGCTGAGTAGATTGTGCATTTGAATAATCAAACTCATCAAGTATAACAATCTTCTTAGAACCAGACAAAGACACTGTGCTGGCGAAATTACGAATCTTTGTTCGGAGTGTGTCGATGTTTCCATCTTCTGAACAGTTAATTACAATATAATCTGCATCCAGTTCTTCACACATTGCTCTTGCTATTGTTGTTTTACCACAACCCGCACCACCAGCGAGTAAGAGATTTTGGACTTCTCCAGAATCTACCATTCGTTGAAATGTTTCTTTTATATCTTCTGGTAGAATACAATCTTCGATGGTTTGTGGTCTATATTTTTCTACCCATAAATATTCTTTGGTTTTTGTTTCTGTAATCATTATATAATCCTATTTCATTGTGTCATATGGTGTCCAAACATCTTTTATTGCTTTGTGATAATTTACATCATTATGTACCATATCATCCATCAAAGTTTCAAAAGTATATTCTGGCTCCCATCCTAGTTTTTCACGAAGTTTAGTTGAATCGCCCTTGAGGTCATGGAGTTCTTCTGGTCTTAAATATTTTTCATCCAACACAACATAATCTTTGTAATCCATTCCAAGTTTACCGAAGACATATTCGCAACAATCACGAACACTATGCGAAATGCCAGTTGCACAACAATAATCTTCTGGTTCATCTTCTTGCAACATCATCCACATTGCTTTTACATAATCCTTTGCGTGTCCCCAATCTCTTCTTGCTTCAAGATTTCCCATACGAAGTTCTGATGCTTCTCCTGCTTTAATAGCAATTGCACCCTGTACAATTTTACTTGTTACAAAATTAGAACCTCGTCTTGGTGATTCGTGATTGAATAATATGCCGTTACTAATATGCATACCATAAGAATGTCTATAATTTCTTACTATATTAAATGCATAAACTTTTGCACATCCATAGGGACTTACAGGTAGCATTGGTGTTGTTTCTCTTTGGTATCCATCGTCATCAGTGCAGTTTCCAAACATTTCCGAAGAACTTGCTTGATAAATTCTTGCATCGGGACACATTAAACGACACGCTTCTATGACTTTAAGTACACCAACTGCATCTGCTTCTGCTGTATATATTGGCACATCAAAACTAATTCTTACATGAGATTGTGCGGCTAAATTATATACTTCATCTGGTTGAACCTTTTGTAAGATATTAATCAAAGAAGATAAGTCCGTCAAATCACCATAATATAAATGAAGTTGGTCATAACAACTATCGAGTCTTGCAGTTTGATTTTCAGCAACTGAATTTCTTTTAAGAATTCCGTGTACCTCATATCCCTTTTCTATAAGAAATTCTGCTAGATAAGAACCGTCTTGTCCGTTAATTCCTGTAATTAATGCTTTTTTCATTTTCTTGCCTTTCCATAATTTTCAATAAACCACCCAATGCTTTTCTCCAATCCTTCTCTTAACGGAGTAAAATCAAAATCAGGGTAATACTTTTTAAACTTTTCGTTTGAAGCGGGTTTCCTATACTGTCCTTCTAACCTGTCCGACTCATATAATACTTTACCAGAAAAATTCATAATATCAACAATATTATCTACAATTTCTGAAATTGAAACTTCATTACTAGAAGATAATATCATTGAACCTTTTTCGTTATATGATTTTAATGCCATTAGTGCAATTTTACCCACATCCTCTGAATATAAAAATTCTCTCATAGGTTTTCCACTTCCCCAAATCACAAAATCAGTATTATCTCTCTTTGCAAGATAACATTTATGTATTAGTGCAGGAATTACATGACTATCATTTAAATCATAATTGTCATTTGGACCATATATGTTGCAAGGTATTAGTGTAACAAAATTACATCCATATTGGTCACGGTATGCTCTACTCTGAACATCTACCATTCTTTTTGCATATGCATATGCATAATTGGAACTATGAGGTTCTCCGTTGTGAATATATTCCTCTTTCAGAGGATATTCTACTTTATCTGGAAATACGCAAGTAGACATAAATGAAACAACTTTTTTCACATTGCAAATCCTTGCGGCTTCTAGAAGATTTGTATTTATAATAACATTCTTATAAAAGAATTCACCCAACTTATCGCTATTTGCTTTAAGTCCACCAACTTTACCTGCACAATGAATAATATAATTAATTTTATTCAATTTGATATATCTCACAATATTATCAATGTGCATTAAGTTCACATATTTGGATGATGGTTTGAAGGGGGAGTTGATTGTAGAACCAACCAACCCACTCCCTCCAGTTACCAATACATTATCTTTCATATCTTGAATCTGACTCCAAGGCAATCCAGTAAGACAAATCAGTTGCTTGATTTGTAAACTTACTTACTACCTTTTCTGTGACTTCTACATCATAATCTCCAGGCATAAGTTTTAAGTTTTCTACCTTAAAGTAAAATTCAAAATCTTCATTCTTATCATTAGTTCCAACTTCTACCGAATAGTTATTTGAAGTGGAATCTTTCTTATCCATTGCTACTAGTTCAACCATACTTCCAGATGAACGCAAACATAAATCTGGAAGTTGAAGAACTGAGGCAGCCTTTTGTAATTCAGAAAAATCATCATTCTTCAATTCAAAAGAAACTACAGTTTCTGGCATAGTAATAGTTTTATTTATTGTTGTAAGAAGTTTTGGTTCTGAATAGTAATATGTAACTTTAGTTCCGTTTGAACCAACTATTGTTACATGATTTTCTTCAAAGAAAAATTCTGGGCTGTCAAACAAAGAGATAGTCCCAAGCAATTTATTCAAGTCCCAAATACCAAATTGGGTATCAAATGTTTCTGATACAGTTGCTTGTGCCATAACATTTTTTACTGGGGAAATTGTCTTGATGACATTTCCTGGTTCAACTAAAATATTTGAATTGATTGTTGAGAAATTCTTCAGAATTTCTATTGTATTTTTCGATAGTTTCATAGCAGTCATTGTTTCCATTATATAAAGTTCTCCTTAATGGTGTTAATTATTGATTATAATCCATATAGTTATCTAACTCATCTTCGTTATAGTCATTATCTTTAAATCTTTTTAAATAATTTTTATCATCGTGTCTTCTTGCTTTTTTCTTATTCTTTTTAGTGCCTTTTCCACGAATATCTTCTATATCCTCATTATAGTTGTAGTTATTCTTTTTATTCCTTTTCTTAGATGACATTATACATTAAAACTCCTGTATATTCTCCATTAAAATCTTCAATTTATTAATAATAAAATAATTGAATAATTTATTTCTGTTTCCTTTTATGGGTTCTTCCCATTCCTTTAATATCGTATCTTCTACCCAATTTGGTATCTTATTAAAATCTACCAGTGTTTGGTTTCTTTCCCAATTTTCCGAAGAAGTCCATTCACTTAATTCTTCCATAATTTTTGAAATTTTCTTCTCACCGCAAGGTTTTTGCCTTTTATCTTTATCCATAAAGACATCATCATCTGATAAAATATTTGGTATTCCGTCTGATGCATCTCCCTTGATTATGTGTCTGGTTAAATAATCTTCTGGGTCTTTGCACACCAAGAGTCCTTTATTTTTTAAACTATATTGAGATACATTTTCGTATCTCTGCAATTGCTGAAAGTCCTTATCGGAAGATACAATCATTATTTTTTCGGTTGTATGAAAATGTTTTGTTAGGATGGCAATAATATCATCTGCTTCTATATGTTTTAGGTATATACTTTTGTATGGAAATATCTCTTCGATTTCTTCTCTTATTTTTCCTATAAGTCCAAATATCTTATTCCAATCAAAGGAGTCTTGTTTTTGTTTGACTTTTCTCTGTCCTTTATAGTGTTCAAAAACATCTCTTCTCCAATATTTGCCTCCATCATAAGATAAAACCAATTCACCATATTCATTATGAAATTTATTTCTA